GATATCCATTAACAATCCAATAGTAAGGCTGGTTCTTTACCAAAGGAAGAGACAATAGATTCATATATCTATTGATAGTTACTTCCTTGAATCGAGTTCCTTGACCTCCCATAGCATTGATAGACCAAACACCTTGGATAAGATATTGATAGTTACCTTCTGCAATACGAGGAAGCTTGAACTTAGTTCTAGATACAGTACATGGATCAACATAGTCACAACACTCAGAGATAGGTACTTGCACCATCTCTAAACAAGGGATAGTTGTGAAGATAGTATCTGTAGCCCAAAGTCTACGAAGATTAGTCTCACGTTTAAGTAATAGCTGCGTGTTGTTTTTAATCTCAGACGCAACAACCCTATCAGTGATAAGATTGTCCGTTGATAGCAATTTGTGCATAGAACGCACGTCTGAAACTAATTTTCTTAATGTTGCCATTGTTATATTCTTTCTTCAAATTCAGCAATCTTGCCAGTGTCCTTGTTATAGACTAGAGCAAGTGCTGCTCTAACACTATGAACATAGTTGTTATCTAGATGCCATCTATCTGTACCAGACAAGCTAGGCATTTGTTGTATTCTTACACCTTTGACTTCCTTAGCCATGTAGTGGTGTTTATCTCCTGTGTGAACCTCTCTGTACTTAGCAAATCCAAACATTTGGCTATACTCAGGATGAGTTGCAAACAATAATGGAAGATCTTCAATCTTACAGTTACCGTGGTGATAACCGATAAATGTCTCACCTACCATTACACCTTTCACTGTACTATGTTCTCTTTGAAAAGATACTCTAGGTTCATTCTTAAAGAATACATCTAGTGCATGTGCTAGGTAATAAGACTTAGTTCTATCATGATTACCTTGTACCAATACTACTTGTACATGCTCACAAACTTTACTTATTGTTTTGATAACATCTACAAGTAAACTAAAGCCTTGCTCATATTCATCAGCATAATCCATAATAGTGTCCTGTGGAGTACCATTTGTTGTCTGATGCTGATAGTTATCAGTGTGGAAGAAATCGTTTGATATAGGGAACACAATCGTGTCTATATCATACAATGCTGTGACATTACCAATAAGAGTAGTAGCAGTTTTGTAATATCTTGCCATTCTCTCAAATATTGAGTTATCACCATCCACATGCCTTTTAGCTAAATGGTAATCAGATATCGATAATTCAACATCTACCATCTTCTTCTCAATATGAGCAGATGCATGTCTTAGTTCAGGAATGTAGTTAGGAGTGTAATTTTCTAGGAACTTTGCAAAGTCCTCAGGAGTGTAGTCTTTAGCTTCTTTTCTCTTAGAGAATACTGAAGAAGTAAATTTACCATTAGGTAATAACTTAGACCAGTAGTTTGTAATAACGTATTTATCAAGGTTAATCTTGTGCAGAGCAGCAATCTCTATATCATCCTTGGGTTCAAAATCGAGAATCAATGTGCTCTCAATAGTTCCTTTCTCATTGTTAATCTTTCTTACAGATTCACACAGTAAAGGTGCTTTCAATGGATCGTTTGGTTCTTCTCCTCTTAGCTCTTTTAACAATTCATCTACTTCAATTTCACTAATACCAAGCCTTGAGGCATAGTATGTTTTACTTTTCTTCTGCTTCAATAATGCCTGAAGCATCGAAAGTTGATCCTGGTTTCCAGTCATCCTAGTTGTAGTTTAGTTAAATTGTCCTAAATATAAAAATTAATTTCCGTATTTACCAAACTATTGTAACAGAATTAATTATATAGGTTAATTAAGTTAATTAGAAATGAAAACTCCCAGAGCACATTGCACCCTGGGAGAAACTCTGTAAACCAACAAACAGAGTTTTTTGTCTCTTTAAATTATGCTATGCTGGACATTCATTTACATATTGATAATTAGTATACTCAAGTTGGAACGGAGTGAAAGTATTATAACCACAACCATATCCACACTCACTATAGTTAGTTTGCTGATACGGAGCTACTACACTATTAGTAAATTCAGGTATTGTTACTACATACGTTCCTCCAGAACCAGTTGAACAAGAACCAGATGTTGATACACCAAATGTTATTATTACACCACCAAGAGGAGCATTCTTAGGAGTTACACCATCTAGTTCAAATAAGGAAGCAGTTAATCTATAATAAACATCAGTTCCTGAAGAAGTTACTGAAGTAAAAGGATCAGTACATGTAACTTCTTGACTGTAATCAAACTCATTAGTCCACTTAATACATCCTACAAAAGGACAACCAGTTCCTCCAATATTTGAAAGCACAAAATTAGATCCACCTGGGTTAGTGTTTGAAATTCCAATAACTCGCCAAGGGAATCCATTAGCTCCAACTCTATCATTAATCTCGTATGTATTTATAGGATATGACGTAGAAGTATCAGTTGCATCTGCAACACAACTACTTATGGTATACCACTCTAATGTAGGAGCAGCTGTAGTTGTAGTAGTGGTAGTTGTAGGACAACCAGTTAAACCTGTAGGCGAAAGTTCAAAATTAGATCCACCTGGATTAGAGTTTGTAATACTTGTAACTCGCCAAATACCTCCATCAGCCCCAACTCTATCATTAACATTATAAGTATCTACAGGATACGATGTAGAAGTATCAGTTCCACCACCATTACAATTAATTATATTATACCACTCTCTTATAGTGGTAGTGGTAGTTGTTGTTGTAACACAGCTATTTCCACAAGGTGTAATAGCTCGTGTAAGAGTTAAGCCATTAGCTGCATATGCATTTATTTGACTTTGTGAATATTGTTGTAAACAGAATGTAGTACCTTCACCTGATGGACCTACATTTGTAGAATAACTTCCACCATTACACAAAGTACCACTTAATGCAACTGTATTACCACTAGTGTTTATATACTCATATACATAACAATCAAGACAATATACGCAACTCTCGTTTGTATTAACTAAACTAATATACTCCGCGTTTGTAGTTGGTGTAGTACCAGTTTTAACACAAATCTGAGGAGATGTTAATGGTTGTACATTTATAGTTGTAACATTATTATCACAATCTGTATAATCAACATAGTTTGAGAAATCAGGTGAGTAATTAGTAAGTGTCCAGAATGTACACGGATAAGGTGATACTGTAGTTGTGGTAGTTGTTGTTGTAGATTCAGAAGGACAAGTGCTTAAACCAGTAGGATTAATAAAACGTTGAGGGAAATTCGCACTATCGGTAGAAATACTAGTAATACGATAAGTATAGAATGGAGGTTGATTATAAACCGTATCATCTGCTACAATATCATTAACATTGAAGTCTACAACATTAAAACGTTTACTATAAGCTGTTATTGCTGGATTATCACATCTAACCATCGTAGCCCAACGTGAGTTTACTAACTCATTACAAGCAATACAATTAGCATATAATGGATATGTTCTTCTATCAACATAAGATGGAGGAGTACCTACATAAGGAGTAGTTAATGTAGCACAACTGTCTAATGTATCACCACCATAAATAACTTGTCCAGAAACAGCAGAAGAAGGGACTCTTAGTATAGGAGCATTAAATAGTGATGTACAAAATTGAGCATTCCAATAAGCACCAGGATCTTGTGTAGTAGTTGTTGTGGTGGTAGTTGTTGAAATACCACATCCTGTAACTTCAAATGATTTAGCTCTTTTGTCTGTTAGGTTATTTTTATCTTGTATAGCTACCCAAAAAATACCATTTGGTAAACCAGCTGGTAACCCCCAACTAACACTACTAGGAGTTAATGTAACTGCAGTATCAAAAGGTTCATTAAGTGCCTCTGCCTCTGTGTAATATGCATAAACAGATGGATAATACTGACCACTGCCTCCTGAGAACTGACTCATAAGAGCATAAGCCTGATTATTACCAGCACAGCCTTGTACTACAGTAAAGTTAAGAAGATTTGATGTAGTAGTTGTTGTTGTAGTGGTTGGTGCAGCAGTAGTTGTTGTTGTGGTTGTACTAGTTGATGTACTAGTTGTGCTAGTTGTGGTTGTAGTGCTAGTAGATGTACTAGTTGTTGTAGTAGTGGTTGTACTTGTACTAGTTGTAGTAGTAGTAGTACTAGTTGGAATAGGTACAGGCCAAGTTGTAGTAGTAGTAGTAGTTACAGGTAATAATAATATATTAATATCAACTGCTGTATTACATGTACCAAAAGAAACAACACGAACGACAGTAGTACCATTTGGGACAACATTGCTTATATACCCTGCAACAAGAGCTGCTTTAGGTACACTTGTTTCAAATGGAATTTCATAACTGTCTACATCTGAATATAGATCAAAGTTAGGTCCAGTATTGGCACCAGCTGTCGTTAGTATTATTTGTACAATCATTGGTTTGTATTAGCAGTTATTTACTAGTGTGCAGAATTTAACCTTTAATGCAGGAGTAGCAGCAATAGCATCAATTATCTCACTTGCTAATGTTGCTGCATCTAAAGAATTATCTAGTTTCTGAAGAATAGTATTTAATGGATCTTTGTTATTACCTCCTGAGTTTGGAAGATTAGGACCATAATAAACTACATTAGCTGTATCAATTATACATGGACCACATCCACAATCTCCTGTAGGATGATAATATGCATCATAGCACGGAGTGCCTGGAAGACAATTTAAACTCATGAGTTATTAATTAAGAAGGTCTGTACTGAATGTAATAACAAGCTAACACTGGTTGAATATTAGAGTGAGAAGCACCATCACCTGTATTAGCATTAGTTACAGTTACAGTGGTAGCTACTGTAATACCTGTTGTACTTGTAGTAGTTTGAACATTATAAGGTTGTCTGTTTACAATACCCACAGATCCTGCACTATCCCAACCCTCAGGAGTATTACCAGCAAAGTGATGGTGACCAGGATCCGTTACAGTAGATGTAGCACTTGCTGTAGCAGCATGTGTGTGAGAAGGAATCTGTGCTGCTGTTAATGTAACTACGTTAGAACCTGCTACAGTTAAAATGTTATAGTTAGGATTACCAGGAGTATCTGGGTTAGTGGCAGCAGGTAATGTTCCTCCACCAGCACCGATAATAGCACCTACACCAACTCTACCTCTTTTATCAGGAGTACCGTTGTTACCATTACATAAATAGATATCTGTAAAGCCTTGACTACTTAAACCTTTACCAGTGCTATCAAAGTTTGTTGATACATTACCATAGTATTCGATAACACTAAAAGGAACCATTCTGTCTTTAAACTGTGTAGCTCCTGGAGTTAATGATCCAAGATATGCAGCAATAAGAGAATTTAACTGTGAAAGCTTAACATAGTTTGTAGATACATCTAAAGCTAGTGCTGTTAAATCTGTTGCTGTTGAGCAAGCTTTATTAATAACTGCTTGTACAATAGCATGAGTATCAGAAGAAGCTGTAACACCAGTTAAACAACCAATTGTATAATCAGCATTTAGTGTAGTAAGTGTAGCGTTAATGCCTGTGATTTGTGCTTGCAAATTACAAGCAGCTTTTACCAATGCTGTAAATAACTCATCAGCATTTGGAACTCTTCCTACAGGTAAGTATGCTGTAACAAGAGCACAATAGTCAGAAGGAGCAATTGTAATATCAATACCTGTTCCATCTAAGAATGATACAACTGTATCAATTAGTGCTTGTTCTACAGCCAATAAAGTATCACCAGTTTCGATTCCTAGTGGTACACTATTTGCTCCTGTATATCTAACACATTTATCAGGTGTAATATCAACACACCCCGTATAGCAATTTGTACAAGACATTTCTTTTTTTATTTATGAATTAAAACTTTTACTCTGCTGGCTATCATATCTACAGTGAATGGTTTACAGTAGTCAGGGTTACAAACCTTGTACGTTAATATCTGCTTGTAATGTAATAGATCAGCAATTACTTCTCCTGGTATATATGTGTTCAAAGCAAACACAATATTACTATATTGAATATTAGCTAAGTCAGTTAGCTTACAATCAATATCAGCCAGCAACACAGGGATACTAGCACAATAAATACAATTAACAAGTCTTGGTGTTAACATTTTATTACTTATTTACAGCAGCTTGCTGTTGTTCTTGTTGTACAGCATAGTTACAAGCTGAGCAATACCCATTGGTTAATTGACATCCGCATCCAACTTGTACTTGACATCTTTTACAATTAGCCATTATGCAAAGTTATTTATATAGTTATTACCAGTACATCCACAGTTATTTCTGATGAAGTTGTCTAACATATTGTTAGCTTGTGTATATAACTTATTAGCTGTATCTATAGCACAGTTATTAGCAGCAGCAATAGATCCTTGAATCATATACCAAATACTATTTAACTGCACCTTAGCTTGAGTCTTAATAGCCATATCACACTGCATCATATCTAACTTCATAAAAGCATTATCAAACTTCTCTTGAATTTGATCTACACGCATGATGTTTTTCTCTACATAGTTTTCATATGCAGGAGCAACAGAATATTTTAAGAAATACACTCCATCAGGAAGCGGTATTAAATCAGCTCCTACAGGAGTTAATTCTAATGTCGTAGAGTTGAAAACATTAAAGTCTTCAACCGTAAAAGGTAAAGCAACTGGTAAGAAACCAGGCATTGTGATTTCAATAGTAGGAGAACTTACTGCTGGAGGATTAGTAGGATATGTCGATATATCAGCAATACCTAACGTAAACGTATTATAGGTATTCATTACTAATATATCCAATTTCAAGTCTGCCATGTTTTATAAAAAATAATGCCAGAGGATTTGAGAATAATCCTCTCACCCTCTGGCATAGGTTATGATTTATTTACCTTCTGATTAAGAAACAGTTGAAGGAGTTCCTAACGCAGCAGCTAAAACAGTTTCAATACCTGCAGATACCGATTGAGGAGCTGCAATAATCACTGTTGAATCTTCTTGGATATAATCACCCCACTGATAAGCAGCCTTATCTAATGTGTTGAATCTAATGTAGAACACATCATAAGTTGTACCGTTAGATACCCATGATTCAAAGTTCTCATTGTACCCAACCATACGGTATAAGTGCTTTAAGTAACCAGCTTGGTAGCTGTAGAAGTTCTTCTCTAATTGAGCGATCTCATCTGATTGACCGTAAGGATAGTTAGACTCTTGAGTCACAACAGCCTCAGCGATGATGTTACAATTATCTGCAACGATAAAGTCAGCAGTTGTAGCAGGACCAGCATAAGGGAATGTACGGAACCATAAACGATCATACTCGTAAGGGAACGCAGCAACGTCACATGGTTGACCATATTTAGTTAATGGCTTACCAGTGATAACTAACACAGAGTTTTGACCAGAGCCAGAACGAGAGAAAGTGAAGAACGTGTTGAAAGAGATGTTATCAGGGTTGTTACCTGGAGCCTCTTGTTCAAACTTAGCAATTAAGTCATCAACTAAAGCTTGGTGATCAACTTGAGCACATGGATCTCCACCACACTCTAAACAAGCACCTTTAACAGTTACTGAACGAGTGAAACCATTGAAATACAATGTATCAATGTAAGACGAGTGAGCACGTAATGTAATAGTTACATCAGTACCAGGAGTAACATTCCAATCACCAACTTGAGTGATTTGGTTTGTTGCAGTTGCACTACCAACTACTTTATACCACTCAGATACGTTAGTTCCAGTAGAAGAGATCTTGTCAGAACGCTTAGAACCTTGTAAGTAAGTGTTTGTGCGACCTTGAGCAACATAGAAGTAAGGATTGCTTCCTGCGATGTTACCAGCGTTAGCCACTGTGTAATCAGCCTTGAAGAAACCTACTTGACCTGCTGTCAAGTTTTGTGTAGATCCAGAGCTAGGTAATGAGTTACCTACAGGAACTACAAACAGGGTGGTTAATGAAAAATCAGCCATTTTTGTATATTAATTAAATTGTTTACTTATTCATTTGTCTTGATTCTGTATATCGAGCTTTCAACCGCTGATTGATTCTCTGTATACATTGCAAGGTTTTGTACGGTCAAGTCTAAAAGCTCATCTTCTAGATAAGTTTCAAGCTCACAGTCTTGATCGAACGATGGTTCTCCATCTAACATAATGTATCCAGTCTTATTAATATACTGTGGATATCTCATGTATGAGACGTAGATTTTACTTGGTGTGAAGGTTCCATCAGTGAAGATCGAAATCTCGTCTGAGGATATGAAATTGAAGGTCTCCTGATACTCGAATGATGGTCTGTAGTGAGTGTTGTTTAAACAATACTGCAAATCACCATGTTTAGCAAGATCACGATTAATCCAAATCTTTCTGTCCTTACATAATCCTTTACTAGCAATTACGTAACTATCTACGTAAAACATGTACTTAGGCTCAAGTTGATGAACATACGCACTCCACTGATTTAACTCAGGGTTCTTCAAAGCTAGTGGTAACTCACCATCATTGTAATTTACCACTAGGCTTTGCAGGTCTTCATATCTTTTCTTAAAGGCATCTAAGCCAAGACCTGATATTGTATTCTGACCATCTACTTTTTGCTTTATTAACTTAATCTGAGCCTCATTGAGAGCTAAGATTTTGTCTTCTAACTGAATCTGTTGATGCTCGTTTGCTGATAGCTTATTTAGTCTTTGGTCAATCTTATATAATAAACTATCTACGGGGATCATACAGCGGCTAGTTTTTTCGTTTTAAGTTTCTGCTCTAAGATCAGTAAATCATCTTGGTGATCTTCATCAATCAAGAACTTAACTAATTCTTCCTCATCTAATGCAACTTCAAAGTCACCTTGGTAAACTCTACCATTAGGTTTAACTCTATAGATAGAATGAGTAATTGCTTGTTTTACTAAATCTTTTACGTGAAGAAGGTTTTCTTGCATATCTGCAAATCTACCGAACACTTCAATTGTTGAAAGACCTTGGTATTTACCATCCTTGAACTCAGTCTGTTTTAAGATGTTGTCCACTTGGTTATATACCATATCGTCTTTGGTATCTTCTGTTACAGGTAAGCCTAGTAATCGAGCAACTTTACGTTTCTTCTCAGGAGTCATTGAATCAAACTTGCTAATAGCACGGTTGATTAATTGTTTCTTTTTGAATACGATTGCGTTCTCAATTTCATCATCTACAACATAGAACTGTGTATCTGCTGGATATTCACCACGTTCCCAAGCTTGGTAGCTAGAAGCGATTGTAGGGTGAACACGTAACCAAGCGAAAGCAAGCTCTTGCATTGGATTAGTGAAATCAAAGTAGTTATCACCATCTAGCAATTTAACTGCTTGTACGTGTAACATATCATCAGCACCTTGAGATAAACCATAGTTCCAGAACTTAGAACGAGGACCTAAATCCACATCACCTAACGCTGCTTCTAGTTTTTCTTTCAATCTAGTAACACGTTCGATTTCAAGTTCTTTTTCAGTCTTATCACCAATACGTTGAATATACGCAGCATTTGGATTTAATCCTGTGCGATATTGACCATCAAGTTCTTTGTAAGGATACTTAAATACTCCTGTTCCAGGAATACGTGTCATGCCTTTTGCAGCAAGACCACCTTGCATAGTTTGCATTTGAGAGTTGTTATACTCTTTCTTAATAGTAGAGATTTTTCCTATCTTACCCATATGTAGTTTAAATTTAATTTGGTTTGCAGAGTGCTATCCATCGAAGGAATAGCGACCAGGGACACCCCAATCCAAGCACTCTGTATTCAAGAAATAGCTCCCCCTGAGGAGGGAGGGTGGGGGAGCTTCTTTCTTGTAGCCTGCTGATTAGCAAGCATTTAGGCATGGAGCCTAGTATTAGAATTGAGGGATTTCTTCAATCAAGACTGTGCGAGACAAGTCTTCAATGAACACATCACAACGATCCTTCATCCAGATTTCGTATCCTGGGAATTTGTTCGCAGAACTCATACCTTGAGACTTAGCAAAGCCTAAGTGGTGACGAGTACCATCGATATAACCCCAAGTCATTGAAGGAGCACCCTTCATACGTACTTCACGGATGTTATTTACCATTGAACCATCAGACATTGGAGATACGTCAAACACCATAAATACTGGAGTAGACTTCTTGTTCTGTCCGAATTCTAAGTTAGTTTGAGGAAGGTCTAATTCTTTTAAGTGAATTAACTCAACACGACCAGTCTCACGAGTTACCATTGCATCGAATGCAAAGTTGTAAGTGATGTGTTGTCCTTCTCCTTGCATGTAGCGATTACCTGAATCAGCCATGAACGTTAAACCTGAGTTTAATGCATCGTTCTTCAAAGCTTGTTGGAACACGTCAAAACCAGCTTCGTTAGTGTACATTTTAACACGACGATCCTTAACATCCACACGACGATAGAATAAATCACCAAATACTGAACGAATCAAGTTAGCAGTGAATTCTCCACGGTTGTATTGTACTAAGTTACCATTGTTACGCATACGGTGGTAAACACCAGCAGATGTACGCTTTAATTCTTGCTTAGAACCGTTAGTCTTCACAGTACCAGGCTTAGCCCAGATCATACGCTTAACTTTCAATTCTAACATAGACTTACGCATCCAGAACTCAACAAACGGTTCCCACTTAACATCATTACGAGTTAAAGGTAATTGGTTACGACGTTGTGGAGCATATACTAAGATGTCTAACGCTTTACCTGAAGCATCAACCATCATCTTATCATCAGCCCATTCAGTGATCTTGTGCTCATAACCATATGCAGAACCTAATGATTCAAACATTGTGATTTGCTCACCTAAACGAGGAAGACCTAATAAGTCTTGATCGAATTCACCGATAGCAGCATCAACTAATTCTAATTCAACACCAACTTGTAAGAAGATAGAAGAAACGAAATCTACAGTTGGGTTATCAGTTACTAAAGTAACAGTGTACAAATAACCCATGTTCCATGGTTGTGGATCTTTGATCACATAGAAACGAGGACCATACTGACGAGTACCTACAGAAACGATAGCGTTCTTAGAGAATTCGTTAGTATCCAAAATGATTTGGAATTCCTGACCATCGATACCTGGCTTCTCTAATTGAAGAGTAGTAGCAGGAACATCGATAATTTTAGGGAATTTGTAAGGAACTTGTACTTGCCACTTCCAAGCATCACTATTGTTGTCAATGTAGTACGGAGTTGACTTGTTGATCATGTCCAAGAAGTCATTGCTGTACAATGAGCTCTGAGTGTACAGAGAGATAATCTTCTTATCATAGTCTGCTGGCTCAGTTGAGTGAAAGCTTTCCAAGTGGTTTGAGTCAGTTAACTTACCAACTGCACGTTTGTCCATTGACGCAACGCGAGCATAAGTAAAACCAGTTAAACCTGGGATTGTTTGAATTGCCATTTTTGTTTATGTTTAATTTACTAATTTATTATTGTTTTATGCAAACCAAGATGTAGGGCTAGTACCAGATCCTTTAGATTTTACTGAGCTCTTGGATGCTTGTCTAGCAACTTCACCAAATAACTCATTTGACTTCTTAGAGATTCCTGACTTTTGAATGGTTGATAATGTAGGATCTTTTTCAAGAATCTTCAATAGAAGACCAACCTTCACCTTCAACGCATGGTTTTCAGGACGCTTTAAGTCAAGAATGGTACGATCAAAATCTGTCAATGTTTCTCCAGATGGTGTCTTCCACTTCTCAGCCAAAAGAAAATCTTGTAGTTCTGTAGCTAGTTTAGGATTAAGAGGTATGCCATCAAACTCTTTCGCTTTAACCTTTTCTTGTAACACAGTGGCAACATTATGTTGATACTGTTGCTTGATTGCAGCTTGTTGTTGTAACTGGGTAGCTCTCTCTTGCTCCAATTTTTGAAGCTTTGTAGCTTCTTTCTTTATTAACACTTTATGATGTTTAGCAGCAACGCTTTCTAAGTCACCATAGTTCTTCAGTCTTTCAACCTCAGAGGTTATATCTTCAGGATCAAAACCTTGATCTGCTAAAGCTTGTTTAAGGACTGCTATTTGATTTGTCTCATCAGATAAATCCATATCAGAGAAATTCTCAATAGCATTATATGTGCTGAAATAATCTTTAGGATTAACCCCATTAACAAAGATTGCTTGGAATGCATTTTGGTAGTCTTCACCAAACTGTCCAATGAAGTTGTTTACAACATCAATAGCACCTTTTTTCTTCTCTGCCTCGAAACGTTCTAAGAACTCTTCTGGTGTTGAGATGTTAATCTCTTCTTCTTCATCATCCTTAGTGAATACACCAAGTTTAAACAAGTCGTTAGATAGAGCAGCAAACTGAGTTGAAGCAGGAGCATCTTCCTCATTATCTTCTTCAGTTGCATCAGCTTTTGGAGCTGCGGCAGCTGGAGTTTCTTCTTCCTCTTCCTCTGTGTCATCATCATATAAGAAGTCAGTGATAGATTTTTTCTCATCTACCTTTTTATCTTCTTGATCGTCAGTGTCTTCATCAGAAGCAGCAGGTTTTGCTTTCTTCTTAGGAGCTGCAGCAGCAGGTTCAGGATCTGGAGTATTGATATCCTGGATATCATCAGGGTTAGCTGTAGATGTGTCAGGGCCCAATAAGTCATTTAATAACTCTTGACTACCCATTCCTTCCACTGTACTCTGAATACTAAAGTTCCCAAAATCTGGGGTTTCTAAATTATCAGCCATATGTAGTTAAACTTTTTTAATTGGTTTTCGATATAAAAATATGTTGTATTAAATTAATAACAAATAGATTAGAGTCTATAATGCTGATTATTGTTGATAATATAGCATTAATAGATTTTACTCTAACCTATTTGATTAGAATTACTTACTCTTTGATGCTCTGTTCTTAGCATTCAACTTAGCAATCTCTAGGTCATTGTCCTGATTTCTAAGTTCAGCATCTATCTTTCTGTTCTCTAAAGCCATCTTATCTGAATGAGCTTTATTATCTTTTTGAATCTCTGATAGCTTAAGTGCATAGTCAGATGCTGCTCTAGACTCTTCAGACTGTAACTTAGAGATCTCTAATACATCAGGAACACCTGACGCATCTGCATCTGTCAAAGGACCAGCTTTAGATTCAGCCGCAATAAGAGCAATTTCTTTCTTATTGATACGATCAAGTTCAGCATTGTAGTTATCATTAGCCATCTTCTCTTGTTGAGCTTGGGCAGTTTGTTGCATCTGAGCTTGAGCAATTTGTTGTTGTTGTTCAAGTTGCTGCTGTTGCATCTGCATTTGTTGATCTTGCATTTGCTCTTGACGATCTTTCAATGTCTTGAACACTTTCTTCATCTCTCTCATAGAGTTAGTTGAATATAGCTCAATAACATCGTGTAATGATCCACCATTCTGTAGAACAGCTTGAGATAAGCTACGAATCTCACCAAACATTTGCTTATCCTCTGGACGATTAGTCAAGAACACTTTAAGATCACGGAACTTAAGATCAGATCCATTCACCTGTACAAATGCTGACTCACCCTCATTAGTAATGTATGATAGAGTAGATTGTGGTTTAGCACTCTCTATATATAAGGATGCATCAATGATTGCTTGGTATAACTGACCTAATACATACTCGTGTGCCACAAATAATGGCTCAGTTTGTGAGTATGATTGTGTGATGGCAGCATTAGTACCTGTAGCAGATTCAGAAGCTGCAACAGAACCTAAACGTTGCTTAGACATACCAATTAGTTCCCAACATTCTTGCTTCAACTGCATAGCTAAGTTGTAACGAGATTGGATCTCCTGTGTACGCGTAAGGTCAATATCACGGAACTGGTTAAATGATGATGGAGACTTTAAGTTCTCTGGGCTATCATCAATAAACATTACACCACGGTTACGTGCTTCCATTTCCCAAATGTCAAGAGCATCTTGTGCATCTCCATCTTTAGGAATAGGTATATGTCTGATTGATGTTAAGTACACCTTACCAACCTCTTTCTCTAACAACTTGTATAATTGATTCATACAAACGTTATAAAGAACTTGGAACGGCTTCATTAAGTCTACTAAAGACTTAGCCTCTGTATTCTTCACCTCATGCACCAAACCAATGATAGGGCAGTAGTTTAATAACTTGTAAGGTTTAATGTGGTAGATATCTGGTCCCACTTTGATTCCTTGATACCACTGGTTAATCCATCCCCACTCTAATGATTGTTGCGTAGGAATAGTACCTGACTTATATGTCTCATCTACTAGCATAGATTGCTCATTGCCCATATCATCTAAGTAGATAAGCTTACCAATCTTCTTCTTAGAGATCCAATAACAACGAACAACTACATACTTGTATCCAAATGAAGACACATTTGATGTAAGTCCTAAGAAGTCCTTTAATCCATCATTGTTCTCCTTCATCTCTGATTCAATGATCATACGTGTCTGTAACACAAGAGGATCATATGTATCATACTGCACTGAGTCTTGACCTGGTGTAGCATCTGGATTACCTAGATTAGATTCACGAACGTTAATCAAACCATAGTCTTGTAGAGATGAACGTAAGTGGTCAATCTCTTCTTTAGTTAAGTCAGGAATAGATTCGATAATTTCAGACAATTCCATAACTTGCACAGTACCAGCAGCATACGCACCTTGAGCACGTCCTGTAGGATCTGATACATACTTACGATCTGGTGTTGTTAAGAACCAAGTGTTCTTAGGGTTAGCCACCTCAATGTTAAATCCAAGCTTAGAGTTATCCTCATAGATGTGATAATACTCACGAGCAGAGATTAACATATCACGGAATGCATCTTCTGATTTCTCTTTAAGAACAAAGTCAGCTTTGTTAGCTGTCAATACATGGTTAGCCCATTTCTCTGCTACAGATGTATATGAATCAAGCTCATCTTGAACTTGCTCCATTGTCAGTTGCTGTAACTCTTCATCTTGTAGTTCTTCTCCTGCTAGTGCAGCTTTCTCTAAAATCTTCTGCTTAGCAGTGGAGATAACATACTCCTGAAGAATACCTGTCTTATATTCTAACTCTTCAGCTTTACTATCATCATCAAATGCCTTAACACGGAATGCATCAGGTCTCTTTGAAATCTCACCAACAAGCTCATTAAGCGGTGTAGTGATAATTGAATACATCTTTACATAAGATGGTAAAGCCAAATCAGCTGTAAGCATATCTGTAAAGCTTCTTACCTCTGGCTCTTGGTAGAAATCCTCAGGACGTAAGATACCCTTCACTAAGTCATAGTTCTTAACAAACGTATCACGGTTCTTTACATACTCAGCATAAGCCTTGTTTGCAAAGTAGTCCATAGTATTCTTGATCCAACTCTCATCTTGCTTTTCCTTCTCAGTCTTAAACTGATCAGGGAAGATGTTTAGATACGCATATCTAATCGTTGCATCTTTTGTATATCTAATAATTGCCATTATGTAAACAGTTTACGTTTATACTTTCCTCCACCAGAATTAAATACACTGGAAGATTCTGTAAATAATTTATTGTTTTTGTTTCTTTTCTGCATTGACATCACCCTTGCATCACCTGTACCACCAATTTTTCCCATAATAGGATCCATCTTCATGGCCATAGCTACAGCTAGTTCTGCTGCAATGATACGGTCAAAGTTACCCTCCTCATTATACTGTATCATTTCTTCTAACAATACAGGATCAAATATCTTAACCATCCCTTTAGTCTCAGAGATTATGTTACCATCATCATCTCTTTCTGTAACAAGAGTTTCCTCTGTATACTTCTTCAAACAACCATGCAAGAAGTCTCTAATCTTCTCAGATGATCTATGTATACCATAGTCACGTCTTACAGTGGTATTAGGTACAATCTCTTTCAACCAATCTGGTTGTCTCTCTAGATAGTGTGCATCATTCTTAGAGATCATGTAATCAATGAATGAGATCTCATCATTCTCGCACAATGTTCTAGCATTGTAATATTTGATAAGAAGTCGTGCTTGCTCCTCCCACGTTTCTTTCTTATCAGGACGTGCACAGTACGAAGCTACGAACATATCTTGATATTTCTCGCCTGTTAACTCATGCATCCTTTTATATATGTATACAGAACCTAATGAACTTGAGTAGGATGATTTACCTTGGCGGTATGGATCGACTCCTGCTACATACAGTCCATAAGGAGGTGTATCGATAGGAAACTCATATATCACTACAGGAGCATCCTTCATATCAGAGTTCTTAAGAGGGAAGTTGGAGATGGGCAGCTTGTCTGTGAATTCATGCTTAACACCTTCTCCATCATCATATAGCACGACTGGTATGCCTGTACGCTCTTGTTGTAAGAGTCTAGCCTTTTGTCGTTTTGCTCCCTCTATATCGAATATATTGGTATCTTCATTCAAGAAAATATCATCCACCTCTTGTGGATAGTACATCTTCTCCTTTAGATAGGCTACCCTATCACCAGCTTTCTTAAGCCTCTCTAAATTGTCGTTGGTTATTTTTGTGGCAAGCTCTTCATTGGATACTAACATCTTAATGTTATGAAGATCATTACCCTCTGGTAAGTCTAGATATGCACCAAGAGTTGATTCCTCTTTAGCCTCCATTCTAAACTTATGTGAAATGAATAGCCCGTGTACACGAGTTTCATCTTTGGCATTGTTGTATTCTAAGAAATTGTAGTTACCTACATCAAACATCAAGGACTTAGCGTCCATGAATTTCTTCATATCCCCACCAGTTCCAGTAAGAATCGGTGCACAACCCCAGCCAAAGGGTGTTGTGAAACCTGGAACAGCAGCTTGGAAGCCTCGTAGGAAAGATCCCTTACCAATTTCATCTATAATTAGTCTTCTAGGCTTTGTACCTGCAATAGCCTCCTCGTTATTACCTTCGTCAAGGTTACGTATTAATATCTGTGAGAAGGGGATACGTTGTCCACCTCTTGTCTTTACACCTAATGTTACCTGATTCTTCCAGTTATCCTCAACTCTCTGCCACTGCCAAGCAGCTGGTAAGTGGTTAAGTCCTTTGTCAATCTTGTCTGTAATCAGCTTAATATCGGCTGCATTCAGACCAGCAATAATGTTCTGTGAGTTCTCATCAAATGTAGCACCATGTGACACATAAGAAGCCTCTAGAACAGACTTAGCAAAACGTCTGATTCCTAGAATAACTAGGCCCTTACGTTCTTGTTGTGCTCTGTCAATCTCTGTAGATACTACCCACTCATTATCTCTTAGTGATGGGTTAGCATATTTCTGTGCGATACGTCCATAATCATCTATAACGTCCACCTCTGTATGCCATGCATTTAGATGCCAATATAGGAATGGATTAATGTATGTATCTCCCATCATAGCTCCGTTCTTACAGAGCTCCTCATGGAATGCAAAGAAAGCATCATATTCCTCAGACTCCTTGTCTGGAAGACGCTTCTGGCACATTAACCAATCCTTATAATCTATCTTAAGCAGTTCCACTACGTTCCTTTAAAAACTTATCAGCTTTAGATCCTAGAGATGAACCACCTCTAACCTCAACCTTTGCCTCTTCTTTCTCTCTCAACTTATCAACCACCTCTAATAGAGCTAGATAGTTCTTCATTGTCTCTTGAATGAACTTACCCTGAGCTTCAATAGATGCAATCACCATAGGTAACATGCCTCCTTTAGCTGTAGGTTTCCATTCAATCCTGTCCTTAAGCTCATGCATTGGGTTAGCATCAACATATTGCTTCCAAGAAGCTAATTGTTGCTCTGCCCATTCGAGCTCAGTGTTAATGTATGTAGTTTTCTTTAATGCCATGTAGCTTATTCGTCTATATCCTCTTCATCCTCTTGTAATATAGTGTGAAGATTCATACCTTCTTTTACTATCTTATCTATCTCTGAATCGTCAGGATGAGGAACGTCAAGGGTGAGCTGTGATTTGTATCTATTGAGAGCATATAGCATCTCTTTATCTGTCATTCCCCATGTGTCTTTGTATTCACTAAGGGCTGTATCTAAATGTCTACCTAGATTGTAACTAGGGAACGCTTCTTTCAGTTCAACTAGAACAGAAAGGATTTGTTCATACGCTGTGGGTTTCATAGCAATTGGTTTAAATCATCATCAGATAACTTGTTGGCCGTTATCTTAATATCTAATATATCCTCCTCATCATCTGCTAGTTCATTCTCACTCAAGCTATCCAATGCCTCCTCAGACATGTACTCTTTTGTAAACGTTATTGTCATCCTATCATCTTCTGTGGGATCCTCAGGAGCTAACATATCAATATAGTCTACACCTCTATTATATAGGTCTGTAAGAATCTCTATTAAATCGTCCAGAGGAATCTTCTTTATGATAGGTCTGTTCATAGCTTACTCAATTCTTCGTTTTCTTCGTTTGTCACATGTGCCTTCCAATAACTTCTTGGACAATCACATGACATACACTTCGTCTTTGCTGACAATGGACATCCACAATCTGTGCAATGCTCATCTATACGTATAGAAGCATGCTTACTAGAATGGAATGGGCAATCTCTGCAAATTGCTAATCTATCTTTAGAGACCTGTAATATCGTCTCCTTCATTTGTGCTGGCGGAATCAACTTGTTCCTCCAACCCTCGTAAATCTGTGAGAAATTCATCGCTTATGTTTGGTTTAAGTAAAGCTATGTGATCGACCATGTCATTGTAAATGACTGTAGCCTTTCTTATTTGTTCTGCTGTTGCCTCTGGATGCGTAATAATAGAATGCATATCATGCTTCTTTATCAAATACGTCTTTAATCTCCTGGCAGCTTTCTTCTCATTGAACATGAATTTACCAAATCCACTGATCTCGACACTCTTGTTAGTGTCCATGGCTTGGTTTGCAGAAATGAACTGGTGATTAATAACAGCCTCAATAGTCTTCTCACTCACTAACAGCTTACTAGCTATAGTTCTAATGAGAAACTCCTTATCTGTCATTGGTCTAGCCATTGTGTTCCATCTTTAACTCCAACGTAATGTTCTCTGTAAACGGAAGAAGAATCACTGGATTCACCTTTATCTTCGTTCCATCCTTTACAAACACTCCTATACGCTTTAACTTGCTTATGATGTTATTAATTGTAGGACTGGTGGAATTGTACTTGTTGCAGAAATCTTCTCTAATATTAGAATAAGAAATGTTTCCTCTTATAGCTGTGAATGCTACCAATTGTACCTCTCTCTGTGTCAACTTTAAATCATTAATCGTAGAGAGCATACTGTAATATTTCTCAGCCATAGCATAATCATCCTCCACTTTACGTAAGAACTTCTGGACAATTATCTTCTTGCTACTAGTTTCCATATTTAGTTTGTGGCAAATATATGTATAATGTTTGGAATATCAATGTCATAGTAAATATTCCAATGCTATATTATGCATTTATTTTTGTATATACAAGACAAACGTTAAATAATAACAGATCAACTGTCAACTCCCTAATGATATAGTTAGAAAGATGTCTTGCCTTATACCTTATCCCTATACCAAAGTTCTTAGGGGATGATAGTTGTAATAGTATCATATATAATGGATTTAGATGGGGCCCCCCCTTATCCCCCCCAAATATCGAGAGAAATTTATTACTATCCAAATGTAAGAGTGGGGAGAAAATAAAATTTTTTTCCTAGGGCCCACCCCTATCGTGTGCATGAGAGGGAAGTCCACTTCCAACCAAGACCCCTCCCATAACTTGGCAGGTTGGGGTAGTCCCCCTGCTTTAACATTTAAACAATCAAAAACAATGGCACTTAATTGGAAAAAATTAGAAGAGGTTCAAGGCAACATCAACTCAATCGGAACTTTGCAAGAACTAGCAGGACCAGGAGCAACTCTTCGTCTTAACAAAAACAGCTTGGAGAACAAAGCAACAGACGCTCCACGTCTTGTTGTTACAGTTATTAACAAGCAAGGTATGGCTGATAGAGTATTGTGCTCTCCAGCAGTTAGTCGTGGCTTACGCGCTAAGACTATCAAGGTTGGTCAGTTGTTAGCTTTCCCTATCACTGAGCAAGTAACTCGCACTGTTGATGAAGAGACAGGAGCTTACGTTACAATCAACGTTATCACGATGCCAGCATCAGAATCAATTGACATCAATGTTGATAACATTGTTGTTGAGGAGTTCAAAACACAAGGTGCTCTTAATCCTGAGGAGTTCTTAGTATTCTAATAGTAGTGTAGGGCCCTTCGGGGCTCTACATTATATATAGGGTGGGAAAGAGTTTCATCAGGGTGGGTAGTCAAAAAGTAGCACATATACAAAAATGATGCTATTTTAACATTGTCCCTTAGGGAGAAATAAACTTTTGGGATAATATTGCATCAGAATATATGTTTTATGTAGATGAAAAAGGTCACGTGGAGACAGTAATAGGTAAAGATAGGTGTTGTAGTAGGTTCTAGAATACAGTGGTGAATAGAAATATATAGCAATAAGTATATGATAAAGGTAGATAGTATAGAAGTTCCTATATATGATATGGAAGAGTTTCATACATATATAGAAGAGAGACTTGGTTATTATCGGTCATTAGTAAGAATGCAGCAATCTGATCCTGATGATTCTTTCGATGATGATGATGTTGCACATTGGACTAAGATGTATAAGCATTATGGTGATATAATAGACTATATAGAATCTAAGTACACAGATGGTGATGGTGAGTTATTACCAGAGTTTAATGTATATGAATAATTGTTCTCAGTTGATAGATCTGGATTATTAAAACTATCATTTAATGCATCGTTCTATCTTCCCAAGGGATAGCAGATGAGTATGTTTGAGAGTTATAGAGAATGCATACATTGACTGGTGTTAGGTCATATAATGTATGTAGAACTTTATAAACTCTAAACGCACCCTCATACTCATCTGAATGCAGAGGGGATATTATCATAGAGTAAGAGGTTTTCCTCTTATGATAGCATAGCATAAGTGCTGATGAAACAATGCTGGTTATGAGTTAACAACTAAACTCACACAACACATTGAGGTGTTGATCATTGTGCTCAGTTGATAGACCTGGCTTATTAAAACTATCTATTTTTACATATCATTCACACAATCAATTAAAGACATGGAGAATACATTTTTAACAGAAGAACAACAGCAAAGGCTACTTGATCTTAATTGGTCAGTATTTCCTAATGGTGCATACATTATACTATACAATGATGAGATTTCTAATCGTGCATGGTATCTATTATGTAAACAATTAGGAGTATCGACTGAAGTAGAGTCAATTACAGTGCTATGTACTGGAGTTCAATAACAATTTAAACACACACATTATGAGAAGTATGAAAGGTATTATTCCTACAGAAGCTGAGAAGCGTGATAGGAAGTTATTGGTTGGAAGCTATATAATTATAATAGTTTCTATGGCTGTACAGATATTCTGTATAACTAGTTGGTACACGGATCCTCAACACACTGAGGCATACTGTGCTGTATTTGTATTTGCATCTCTTACAGGTGCATTTGGTGTATTATCTTACGATAGTCATAAGAACAAATAATATAGCATTATGAGAAATATTGAGTTGTTTACATGGAGATTATTGTGTGTGATGATGATAGCAAACTTTACATGGATGGCCTACATCGGTCATTCATGGAGTGCTATTATATCAGGCATATTGGCATTAGTATTCGCTAGAATAGTTGTGCTTACAGATAAGGGTTAGAAGTTAGAACAGAGGTGTTACATAAAGGGCTAGACTTATAGACTAGCTCTTTATCTTAATCTATTTATTCACACTTAAATAACACAATCATGAAAAAGGTTAAGTTACTACCAACACAGTACTATGAGTTCGTGCAGATAGCGAAGTTCACATTCACCACATTAGGTGTAACACGTGGCTTCATTATTGTTGAGGCTAACATAGAGCTGTTGAAACAAATCGGTTACTAATGGAAACAGAACGTGAAGTAATGAAGTATTTCATTATGGCAATTGCAGCAGCTCTACTAATAGGTGGGGCTGTTGTAAAAGCTATTAATGAGATAGATAGTGACATGAAGTACACTATCAAGACAGAGCATGGGACTTATCACACTAATCAGTTTAGAATATGTGGTAGGGGCATCGCCTTTGATACCAAAGGTGAAAAAGTAATAGTATTAGGTAATTTTAACATCATATCAAACTTAGACAAATGACAAAGAGAGCATTTCATAGGACTCGATATTGCACAGTGTTATCAGAGAAACAATTAGAAGAGGCTAAAAAGTCTTATTCTAATGGTAATGATACACAAATTACTGTTGTATTTCAACAGAATATCAATGATCAAAAGACAAAACCATTCTATAAGACTCTAAGTACATGGAATGTTTATTATTCAGAGTTAAATTTCGTATAACATGAGAACACAAGCAGAACAGCTGGCAAGACTAGCAAGACAACTAAGAGTAGAAGTACTAAAGCAAGAGTATTTTGATACTAGCAGAGTACAAATCAATGATTATGTAGATGTATATGCTAATGACGCAAAGGATTACATCCATGTACAGTTCAATAGAACTGCAGCTAAACCAGTTGATATCACTATTCATTCGTATAATGATAAGTTTTATTCTGAGACAATGAATATCGATCTATCATTGAGTGATTATGATCTAGATGAGATTGTTTTACGCAGTCAAACTGTTGCTGATGAGTTTGTTCGCATCTTTGCTAATAGAAGCGAAGAGATTAAACAACAACGCATTACAGAGTTAGAAGCAGAGATAGCTAAACTTAGAGGAGATATCTAATGTATCAATTAGCCAAGTTAGTTTTAATCAACTACCAGCCCAAGGAATTGGAAGAAGATATGATGTTCGCCATGGATGTGCAATTACGCACATTCGATGGTGATTATTCATACTTGCATGTACACACGCTTGACAAAGTGCCACATGATCAGGATAAATACATTCGTGAGAATGGTTTTCCTGTACACATGTACATCATTGCTCAAGAACAGACTAATCCAGATATGCCAGAAAGAATACTAGCAGCACATGACCAAATTGGTTTTTGGGATTATGGTGTTGATGATGAGCTTTTACACATGATGGACATTAATCATATCAATGACATCCTGATGAATGATGGATATGTTATGATAGATGCTGATGAAGATGGTGATCCTATTCTTGAAGAAGGTTATGTAACACTTTGTGCACACATGGGTGAAGATGATGAAGAATGGGTTCAAACTTGGGGAGAAAACTTAGAGCCATGGGAAGATTAAAGAAAACATATCTAGATGCTACTAACAAGCATGTTGTGTTAGACTTCTTATTAGAGAAGTACAAGTTTGAGAATATTGTAGGACTAGCTGGTCCTGACATCAATGAATATCTAGAAAAGAGAATGTCACACGGATACAAGAACTTTCAGATATTCGAGAACGATGCAACAACAGCAGTCACACAATTACTCACACTTAAGAAAGTACCTATTAACTTAGTCTATGGTGATATACTAGAAGCTGATGCTGATAAACCTAATACATTGTATGATCTTGACTTTTGTGCGTCTGTTAGATATTTAACAGACCACATAGCCAAGTTTAAGAACAATTTCATTATGACATTCAGCACCAGAGTTGGTGTACAAGAGACTATTGACACATTCTTTGAAGCAAGGAATGAAACTATTGTGCGGACGAAGGAGTTTGCTGATCCTATTGAGCACACTATATTTACAACAAAAAAAGGAAAGTATTTATTCACAAAGTATTTCGACACATCAGCAATGTGTTGTTTTGCAAAAATCTAACAAATCATGAAAAAGACAAAATCAGTTGAGTTTTACACACCAGAACAATTAGATACACTAACAACTGCTATCAAGAATAAGCAGTATGGTACACTTGCTGCGTTATCACGCTATTACGCAAAGCTATGGAATAGAACTCCAAAGGCTATTGCTCAAAAGATATACGCTATCTCTGTTGTATTAAAGGGTAAAGAGCCTGTGAAATATAAGGCTAAAACTAAACCAGCAGTTATTGCTGTACAACCAGAGGTTGGAGTAGAGTTACCAAAGGGAATGACATTTGAGGGAACACCAAAGAAAGTGATATTGTACAAGGATCACTTCCGTGTCTATTTGTAGAAATGGCTAGGACAGTAAGATCTGCAATAGTAAAGTATCTCAAAGAGGAAAAGATTCCCTTTAGAACAGTAAATGAAAAGAACATCCTAGTGATGAGAGCCAACTCTAGATACCACTATTGTGTAGTGGAATTCTTTGATATGCCTCAAGATTGGTACAGTAGACAACAGTATTTCAAGTTCAAACGTATCTATCCAGGACAAACTGGCAAGAGTATTATAATTAAACTAAATGAATATTTGTATGAAAACACGTGTAGGGAAGTTGATCAGAGTGGAGAATCCACGTCAGTTGAGTAATAAGAACCATGAGTATCGTGGTGTTATTCTGAAAGAGAATGGTATTGCATTACCTTATGTATTCACGGACACAGAGCTAGAAGTAGCTTATGCTCGTTATAATAAGTTTATGGACACTATTCTAAAGCAGAGTTTAATATCTAAAATTGTAGACTAATGAACAGAGGTGACAAAGAGCTCGCAAAGCTTATATCTGTTATTATATCAGGGTTACTGCTTGTGGCGGTAATCCTGTTTATAAGTTTTAGCACATACATGTATGTTAAACATCCTGAAGTGGGTAAAAATGTACAGTTTAAAATAGGAAAATAATGGATAAAAGAGAAAAGACAATAGTATACACAGCCATTGGAATATGGTCACTGTGGGTAGTAGGTTTAGTATTATTGGCACATTATGTATTACATGTATAATTATGGCAACAACAAAAGGAAGTAGTTATGTAGATTGTTATCATCCTGATAATGATGATTTATGGTGTCAACTAGAAGTGTTCTGGGAACATCATTATGAACCAGCAGTTATGTATTACAGCGATGGATCAGGTTATCCAGGTGATGATTCATTTGAGATAACAGGATCAAAGATGATCACATATTGTGGTGAACCAGTACAACAAATGGTAGAACCACATTGGATTGATTGGGATAAAGTACAAGAAGATTTAGACACAGAATTATGACAAAGTCAACTAAAGTTAGAAAAAAAGCAGAACATCGTATCGTTAGAACTAATCCTATCGAGCAGCATTACACAGATTGTTTATCATGTGGTCACGTTCACAATGTAGAGACATTAATGAAATACTACAAGCGACAAGGAGCACATTCAATGCATTATTTGTGTGATAAATGCAATCATAGGATGAGGTTGGCGATTACTAAGTTTGATTATTTAGTGTTTCACAAACAATCAGTAAACAGTTATGGTAAGAAACAATGGGATGATATATTTCAGGTGGCTGAGATTGAAATTCCACAAGAGGTTAAAAACTGGCTCGTTAGAAGCTATCAGCCACCAAGAAAAAGAACAGAAGACGAAGTATTCACAATTAAACAATAACAAGATGAAATTATTAAACTTTGATTTAGAGAAATACAATACAGGTAACTTTGATGTAGTATTAGGTAATGGTGAGAAGGTAAAGATTGCTGCAATCAACCCAGAAGAGAAATATGCTATCCTAGGATGGGCAGCAGGTGCTAGTTATGCATGGGAGATTGATGGTAGCTATGGTGTGTTAGGTAATAATACATTCCGTTTATACATGTCACCTAAGAAAACAACTGTACATATCACTGTTACTCGTAACAAGAATGGTAAAATCAATGTATATGGTACAACAGATAGATTACCAGCAGTGTATAACAATGCAGAGTTATTGAAGCGTTTAACTGTAGAAGTATAATGAAAACAGCAACTATCAGCGTACAATCAGCATTTGAGCATATTGACAAAGAGCTGAAAAAGGAGTATCTTCGTGATAAACAACGGTGGATGGAGAAATGGAATGTTAGAGAGATCAAAACATACAGACCAAAGACTGCATTAGAGCGATGATATATGTCTAGAAGTACTAAGAAGCCAATCATTAAGGATGCACCTCGTAATGCCAAGAAATCAGCCCTCTATTGGAGAGCTGTACGTAAGGGAATGAAGAGAGCTGTAAACAGATTAGCACGTGGTGAGGAGGTAGAGATACCTTCTCATCATAGCTTAGTTAATGATTATGATTATAGTGACTTTACATTACATCCTTATGACGAGGAATCACAGAAAAAGTTTAAACGTAAATAGTTATGGAAAAAGGAATGGACAAAGAATTTGTAACCTACCAACAAGCGGTAGAGTTGAAAGAATTGGGATTCAATGAGGATTGTATGGCTATGTGGGCAATAGATTACCCTTTAAAAGACTTTGATACTGGAGCAATAGTTCAACGTATTAATAAGATCACAATACCACATCCTATTGTCTCAGTATTTGAGGTAAACTTAGAGAATAAACTTAGCAAAGATGGTGAACATTATGCACTAGCTCCACTTAAACAACAAGTATTTAGATGGTTTAGAGAGAAGCATAATTGGGTAGGAGGCATAAGAATGTTAAGTGGAGGTAGTAATTATTTAGTAGGAGAGTTTTATAAAGACGAAGATAATTCATTTATGAGATTTAGAGGAACGTACGAGGAAATAGAAAATTCTTGTATAGATGAGTTAATAGAAATTGCTAAACAACAAGACAAATGAAAAATGAATCAATAATTAACGTTAAGCTCTCAGATGAGGTTAGCGAGTTTTTACGAATGAATTCTACTATGGTAGAAATTGATGGATCCAGATATTACCAACCAGCTCAATTTTGGTACACACAAGCTTTTCTAGGAAATGAAAACATATTTCGGGTACATACAAAACTACCAACTTATCAACCAGACAAATGAGTGATATAGCATTTAAAAGAGGAGATAAAGTTTATGACGAAAGATATGGTAATGGAATAATAGATTATTCAGAGAACCATTTAATAGTAGAATTTAGAATGGGACAATATATAACCTATGATTTAAAAGGTTATAGACATTTTCCCGAACAAAAACAACCAGCTTTATTTAGACAACAAAAATCATGAAAAAGTTAAACAAGTTTGAAAGATATGTATTAGAGCAAGGATTAACTATGTGGCAAGAAGAAATGCAAAACCACATTGCTAGTGCTGATAATCAAGGTAGAAGATCAGTATTTGCTAAGGAATACCCACCTATGGTAGTTCAAGATATTAAGAATAAGTTAGATAGTTTAACAAGTAAAAGATAATGCCAGATATAGCAATGTGTGCAGGGACTGAGTGTCCACGCAAGAATAGCTGTCATAGACATACAGCTAACGCTAGTGACTATCAATCTTATTTCATGACACCACCTATCAAAGAGGATGGTAGCTGTGAGTATTTCTGGGATAACAAAGACTATCCAGCAGAAGGAGCATTCCATAACAAACTAGATAATGGTGAAAAATAAAACAGCAATGCAAGAACTATTGGAATGGCTTAGGAAAACATTACCAATGGACTTGGACACACCAAGAATGATTGAAGATAAGATTGAATCACTATTACCTAAGGAGAAAGAACAAGAGCTATTAGCTAGAAAAGAAAGTTATGATGAGGGGTGGTTAGAAGCTACTCAATACATTATGAAACGTATAAAATAATAGAATCATGAAAGTATTTATTTATGACATTGAAACGATGCAAGAGCTGTTTCTCATACATGTCTACGATCCACAAGAAGACAAGGGATATGATTTCTTAATCAGTCAATGGCATAATAACTTTGATGGTTTTATCAAACTCCTACATGACAACCCTGAGCACTATTGGGTAGGTTATAACAATCTACGCTTTGATGCACAGGTTGTTGAGTGGGTATTACGTAACTATGAGGAGTGGCATGAAGCTAGTGGTCTTGAGATTGCTGGTAAGATTGCACAGAAAGCAGCAGATGTTATCCATGATGCTAACTTTGAGGTGTTCCCTGAGTTCAGAGAAGACCAGCTATCATTCAAACAGATAGACTTATTCAAAGTGAATCACTATGATAACAAGAATCGAATGGTTAGTCTAAAGAGGCTAGAGTTCGAGATGGATCTAGAGAACATCGAGGAGATGCCTATACATCACACAAAGACAAACATGACCAAGGATGAGATTGCTCTCACTATGGACTATTGTCGTAATGATGTGCATGCAACCTATGAGTTCTACAAGATTACTACAGGTAACTGTGATCATCCATTATACAAGGGTAACAATCAGATAGAATTGCGACAAGATATCGAAGAAGAATTTGGTATACCATGTCTAAACTATTCTGATAGTAAGATTGGTGATGAGATGATTAAGAAGTATTATTGTGAACAGAAAGGTATTAAACTAACAGAGCTCCCTAAGAAAGGATTCTTTCGTAAGGAGATTAGAGTGAAGAACTGTATTGCAGATTATGTTGAGTTCAAGACACCACAGCTAAAACTCTTCTTGAAGAAGATGAAAGGCACAGTGCTTGGACTACAGGATGATTTCAAAGAGCACATTACATTCTATGATAATGTGTATTCATTCATGAAAGGTGGTTTACATACAGAAAACAAACCAGAAATATTTGAAGCTGATGAGAATTATGAGATCATTGATTGGGATGTGTCTAGCTATTATCCTGCTATTATCATTAATAATAAGCGTTATCCCTCTCATCTTGGTAAAGAGTTCCTTTTGGGTTATAAACAAATGTTTGACCGCAGATTGGAGCTCAAGCCCCAGGCAAAGAAGGACAAACGCGTCAAAGGTATTGTTGGTGCTCTCAAGCTTGCTGTTAATAGTGTGTATGGCAAGTCTAGCGATATGCAAAACTGGATTTATGACAGGCAGCTTACTATGTTTACAACTATTACTGGCGAGCTCTCTCTATTTATGCTTATTGAAGCTTACGAACTAGAGGGCATACATGTAATATCAGCTAACACTGATGGTGTTACTATTAGAATCAAGAAGACAGACATAGACAAGATGCATGAGATTAATGCATGGTGGTCAAAACTAACACAATATGAACTCGAAAGAACAGATTACAGTAAAATCATTTTCTCGACTGTTAACGATTACCTTGCGATTAAAACAGATGGAGAAGTTAAGAAGAAAGGTGATTTTCTCACTGACTTTGAACTGCATAAAAATAAGTCTGGCAGGGTTGTGCCTATCGCTCTTGAACAGTACTTCATTAATGGTATTCCTGTGGCTGACACCATTCGGTCTCATAGAAATATATATGATTTTGCTATGCGTCAGAGGGCTACAAAGGATTTCCACTTTGAGGGCAAATCTGATAGAGGAACAACAGTCTATAACAAGCTTATTAGATACTATGTATCCATCACTGGGGAAAAACTACTCAAAGTTAAGAATGAAGAGTGTGATTCAAGAGCAGCAGCTATATCACAAGTGGAGGCAGGAGATTGGTTGATGACAGTATGTAATCATCTATCACCTAAACATCCACTAGATAACATTAATCATTCTTATTATATCGAGAAGGCAGAACGTATTATTAACAAGATTAATTATCAGGGCAAGAAAGTACCTGTGATTGATCCTAATCAACTAAGTTTATTTTAATGGCAGGAACACAAAAACAACGTGATCAATTGATCAAGAACCTAATCACACTACAGATGGAGTGTATTGGGAAAAAGTATGTAGATTGGATTGAAGTAGATAATCCAAGAGAGCTCTATAGTATTACAGAAGAACAATATAGAGAGTTTGATAAAAAAGCTATCTATCTAATCAAGAAGACAAAGAAATGTAATAGTGGTATAGCACGTAAGACTCTTAATGAGTTCAATGATAAGATTGGATTAGAAATCCATGTACCCATTTTTACAGTTTGGGATAGACTTAGAAAGTTCTTTGTTGGTTACTAGCATCATTAACCCATGTTTTGGGCTATAATGATGGATAATTACCACAATATGTAAACTATATTATACGAAATGGCATATAATTAGCCTAATGTATAATGTATTATACGTAATCACGTATAAATTTAGTAGTAATACTACGGATAATAACAAAAATCCAAACCAATATAGGATGGTAAATAATAATTATCCAAACCAATAGTGTGCATTACTAATATACAAAAGTATATACTGGTAGTATACACTATTGACGAAACTTGTAACTTTTGACAAGTTCTGATAATAAGAAAGCCTCAGAGAGATCTGGGGCTTTTCTTTTACACTTCCTTATCAAGCACTAGTGGTTTGATATGTTTTCTCTCTGAACGAATAATCGTTGACTTAGAGAACTTAGAGAGTGTAGCTCCTAATGAAGAGCAGATTAGCATTACAGCAAGGATTAAATGTAGCATAGTATTATTGGATTATTCTTACAAAGATAATACACAGAATAGTACTAAACTAATGAGAATTGCATTTTACCAAGAACTTGATAAAAGTTCTTTATTTATTCACATTTTAACACAAACACAATTATGGCAGGACAAGAATTTATCACAAGACAAAGAGGTAGAAACGAACAAGTAGCATTTGATCAAGCAGTAGAGAATGCTATCGAAGAGTATGGCAATGATCCATACAATGGTACAATCAGTACATGTACCAGTTATCAAGATGTTACAGATGAGTACAAACGTTCTAAGATGGACAAGATGACTTTCATTAATAAGAAGCTAGAAGATTGTGGTAATCGTTATTGCTTCTGTATTGTTGAACAAGAACCTGTAGTTAATACAAACAAGATCAAGAGTACAGTTGATCATGTAGTTGTTAAAGGTACTAGTAAGTGGGAACTTAGATACAATGTGTATGCAGGATGGGATGATAGACAAGTAGATTCTGCTAAAACAAAGGCTGAAGCTGTTGCTATTGCACGTAATTACACTGAGAAAACAAAAACCACTACATTCGTAAGAATGGAGAAGAAGCTAGTTAATCAGAATCCTAATGTAGCATCTATTAGATACAAGGAATCATCTACAGAACGTGAGGGAAGTTACATATTCTTTGGTTGGGGGGCTTGTTAATTATGATACACATGGAAGATTATGAGAGGGAACATCTCAAAGATTTAGTATATTTACAAGAGGATATTGAGCTGATGAGAAACGAAGTGCAAACGGAAGTAAACAAGAGACAACCAGCTAAGATCCAAGTGATTGACATAGACAAAATGTTACAAAAACAACGAGATGAATCTAAAATTAACACTTTACCATTTTAAAGAATTACAAAAATCTGGATTCACCTTAGACATGATTTTCCTCCTCAAACTAGGGGAGGAAGGTCATGATCTAAAAGCTCTTTGTACCAATGATCCTAAGATGGAAATCATCTATCAAGGCATTCGTAGGAAAGGACTGATATCAGAGAATGATAAGATCACACTCACAGGTAACAATGTATTGAAGTTCCTCAAAGAGGAAGCACCAAAGGATAAGATTATCAAGAAGAAACCAGCTAACGAAGAGTTTGATAGATGGTGGAAAGCTTTTCCTGGTACAGATACATTCAAGCATGCAGGTAAGACATTCTCAGGTACTAGAGCTTTACGTAGATCAATTGATGATTGTAGAACCAAGTTCAACTCTATTCTATCAGAGGGTGAGTATACAGCAGATGATTTGATATCAGCATTGGAGTTTGATGTATTACAGAAGAAAGAGAACTCAGTAAAGAATAATGATAACAAACTACGTTATATGCAGAACTCTCTTACCTATCTAACACAGAGAAGCTTTGAGCCTTTCATTGAGTTAGTTAGAGAAGGAATGGTAGTTAAAGCAGCAGTTAAAACAACAGGAGGTACAGACATATGAAAAAATTATTTAGATGGTTATTCCCAAAATATGAAGTCAGGCATCTTGAATTTCATACAGGTACAAATGGAATGGAAAGGCATGATAAATTTATTGAGGCCGTTAATAAACAAAATGTTCAAATTATCAATTCATACATTATGTATCATAGATATTCAGATAGCCATAAACCTGAATCAATTCATTACGTAATTAAAGTAAAAAAATAATTTTATGAGTTTTCAGGATTTGAGTAAAGCAGTCCAGGATGGACTAGATGGTAGAAACAATGGAATCCCTATGGGATTTGATAGACTGAACAGATACATCGGTATCCGTAAGTCTATGTACACATTGGTGGGTGGCTTAACTGGTTCAGGTAAGACTTCATTCATTGATGATGCATACGTACTTAATCCATTTGATTGGTATATCAACGGAGATACTAATGGTATCAAGTTGAAAATCATATATCGATCAATGGAGAGGAGTAGAACGTATAAACTAGCAAAGTGGGTAAGTAGAAAGATATTCCTAGACAGTGGATTTCTTATACCTGTATCTAGATTGCTAGGATGGACTGAGAGAATGACCAAAGATGAGCATGATTTGTTTCTAATGCAGGAAGAGTATATCGGCATGATGAAAGAAGTTATCACAATCGTTGATGGTAATGAGAACCCAGTGGGTATTGCAAAAGACCTAAAGAAGCATGCTGTAGCTAATGGTGAGATTGTAGAGATTGATGAGTATACTAAGAAGTATATACCAAATAATGAGAATGAGGTAACTATTGTAGTTATCGATCATATTGGTTTACTTAAACTTACAAAGGATCAACCTACCAAGAAGCAAGCAATTGATAAGATGAGTGATGAACTGAGATATGCCAGAGATTTCTATGGCTATTCACCAGTTGTTGTTAGTCAGTTCAATCGTGACATCTCTAATCCTTCTCGTTTGAAGAATGGTGATGTAGAACCACAGCTAGAGGATTTTGCAGACAGTTCAAGCACACAGAACGATGCTGATGTTGTATTAGCACTATTTGATCCTATGAGATACAAGGTTGAAGATCCTAGTGGTTATCAACTAGAAAAGCTCAAGGATGATTATGGTGCAAAGTATTTCAGAAGCTTACGATTAATCAAGAATAGCTTTGGAGAAGATGATGTTAGAATTGGTCTAGGCTTCTTAGGTCAGATAGGTATGTTCAAAGAACTACCAAGACTTAAGAACATGGATGATAGCATCTATCAATCTATTGTTAACAAAACATTCTTTCTAGAACAATGAAAAAACTAAGTGAAGCTAATAAGTTCGTAGCAAGGTTCTTTTACCCTCTACCACACAATGGTTATCAGACAGAAGGTTTGTTATCTATTGACAGAAGATGGCAGGATGCTAAGATTGTAGCAGATATAGCAATTGATATGTTACAAGACAAAGCATCTCTATGGTGTGATGAAGAAATAGCAACAATAGAAATCATCAGACTAGAACAATTAAGAAAACAGATAAAAGAACTATGAGTTTAAGAGACCAAAGACAGAAAGAGTTTGCCAAGATATGGCTAAACAGTGGTCGCTATGGAATCCTGAACTTATGTCCCAGGTTTGGAAAGATCTACACCACAATCAATATCTTAGAACATCTCAAGGATGATATCAGTATTCTGATAGCCTATCCAGATGTTAAGATTAAAGACTCGTGGGAAGAAGATTTTGAAACTAGAGGATATAAGAATCCTAACATCACTTATACAACACACTTGTCAATGCATAAACATGCAGAAGAATTATATGACATGGTGATTATAGATGAGATACATTTATTGTCAGATAACCAACTAGATGCTGCTTATCAGTTAACACTAAAGAACAAGTATGTATTAGGACTTACAGGTACGCTGTCCTCATGGACAGAATCAGAACTAGATCAAAGATTACGCTTACCAGTAATATGTAATTACTCGATTGACCAAGCTATCCAAGAAGGAGTTATTGTGGACTATCAGATCACAGTGCTTAAAGTTCCTTTGGATAACCAAGTGATACAACCAATCAAAGGTAAAGATAGAACTGAGAAGAAACACTTTGATGCTACTAGTTGGGTGATTGATAAACTAGATAAAGAAGGCAAGAATACAATGATGCTACGCTTGAAGAGAATGAGACTTATTCAGAATAGTATAGCAAAGCTTGCTCTCACCAGACAGTTGTTACAGAAGTATAAAGACGAACGTGTTCTTGTATTCTGTGGTACAACAGACATGGCTGATAATCTAGGTATACCATCACATCATAGTAAGTCAGGAGATAAGGAAGCCTTCAAGAAGTTTGCTGAAGGTGAAGGTAATCACATGGCTGTAGTAAAGATTGGAAACACGGGTGTAACATACAAACCATTGAACAAGGTGATACTGAATTACTTTGATAGTAATGCAGAGAACTTAGCTCAGAAGGTAAACAGATGTATGGCTATGGAGTACAATAATCCTGATAAGAAAGCTGACATTTATATCATTTCAACGAATGAACCTGTAGAGGAAAAATGGCTTAATAAGGCACTAGAATTCTTTGATAAAGAGAAGATTAGGGTTGTAAATGTTAACAGAAATTAGTAACTTTAAGTAAATAAATAACTAAATAATATAAACATGGCAAGCAAACTAATCGGGATTGTGGGCTCGACTGGTACAGGTAAATCTACCTCTATCAAGTTCCTCGATCCAAAAGAAACCTACATCATTAATGTAGCGAAGAAAGAGTTACCATTCAAAGGTGCTGACAAATTGTACAACACTGAGAACAAGAACTACAAGGAGATTGATGATGCAAATGAGATCACTCGTTTGTTAAAGACTGTCTCTGAAAAAGCTCCGCACATCAAGAACATTGTGATTGAGGATTCAAACTACATCATGGGCTTTAACATTGTAGCTAGAGCAACTGAGGTGGGTTTCACTAAATTTTCTATCATGGCAAGAGACATGGTTGAACTATTCAGAGAAGCTCGTAAATTGCGTGACGATTTGAAGGTATTCTATTTCACACACCCAGAAACTATTGAAGAAGGTGGAGAGGTTACAGGATACAAGATCAAAACAGCAGGTAAATTGATTGATAATCAAATTGTATTAGAAGGTTTATTAACTATCTGTCTTTACACTTATGTGGAAGAGAACAAAGATGGTACATCTACCTATAACTTCGTAACTAATCGTTACAGGAAGTTCCCTGCTAAGAGTCCAGATGGTATGTTTGCAGACATCAAGATTCCTAATAACTTACAAGACGTAGCAAACAAAATAGACGAGTATTATAACTAATTTTTTAACAAATAAACATAGAAATCATGGCAGTAGGAGGAAACGTAAGAGAATCTCAAGGAACAGTAGAGTTCAAAAAGAAAGTAGGCTATTTCGAGGCTGAAGTAATTGCAATCAACCCAACAATCGAGGAGTACAAAGATCTTCTTGGTATTGAATTGAAAGAGGACAGCAAAGCAACTGAGTATTTAGGTGTTGGTAGCGATGGTACATCAAAGATTCGTATTGATGTATGGTTACAAGACGTAAAGGGTGGTGATAAGTTCAAAGCAGTATTCTGGTTAGAAGATACTAAGAAGCAGAACAAAGACAAGACTAAGAAGCAATATATCAACAACATTGGTATCACTTCTTGGGCAGCTGATGAAGAGAACTTACCAACATGGTTTGTTAAGCGTGACTATCGTGTAGCATATACAGGTGAAGCAGAGTTAATGGAGTTCTTCCGTAACTGGTTAGCAGGTATTGATTTCATGGCAGACAGTGCTGAGCTTATGTTAGAGTGGCGGAAGGTGATTGCTGGAAACTTGAAAGAGTGGAAAGATGAGATTGGTGGTAAGTATACTAAAACAGTAGGTGTACTAGCAACTATCAAGACTGTAGAGAAAGAAGATGGACCTGTGTCTTATCAATCTATCTACAGCAAAGCATTCTTCCCAGGTTTTGCTATCAAGCAAATGCGTCAAGTAGATTTCAATAACCAAGATATTATTCGTCAATTGAAGTTCAAGCCTAACAAAGAACTTAAACCTTACGAACGTTTTGTTCTTAATGTGGTAGGTGAATACGGATGCAAAGAGTATTATACATTCAAAGATTTACATGACTATGATCCAGCTAGTAACTTAGTTGAATCAAATGCTTTCATCTCTGATGATGGAGGAGACTTTTAGCATAAGCTAATATTTAGTTGAAACAGCAGAGCCCATTCTATCTTAGTTTGGGCTCTCTTTTTCTTAAACCAATAACAATATGCCAATTAATGGAAAAATGAGGCTTATGCCTATCAATACTGAAAGCATATTACAGAAGGTTAGTGAGTATGATATATTCAGGTATTACATGCCACACAGTGATTGGAAGCCTAACATTGTTACCTTCTCTCCATTTAGGAATGAGAAGACACCATCATTTATTATTGGTAACAAGCATGGTAGACTAACATTCATTGATTTTGGTGACACTAGTAAGAGAGGATCATGTTTCGACTTTGTTAGAATGTTATTCAACATCCAAGAGTATCAGGATGCATTGAAGATGATTGACAGAGACTTAGGACTAGGACTCACTAGACAAACTAATACCCAAGAGTATAAAAGGATTGTCACTGAGTACAAGCAACCAGTGAGAATGCAGAAAACATATTCTAACATCCAAGTAGTCACAAAGAAGTTTACCAAAGAGGAACTAGCATATTGGAACCAGTATCATATTGATATACAGGATCTCAAAGACAACAATGTGTATAGCGTCTCAAAGGTTTATCTTAACAAGCAGCTATTTCCTGCTCCAGTAGATGAACTAAGATTTGGTTATCTCTATGGTGATAAGTGGAAGATTTATCGACCTTATGCTAAAGATAAGCGTAGCAAATGGGTACCAAACAATGTACCTATTACAGCAATGGATGGTAAAGAGAACATCAAAGAGTGTGATGTAGCATTTATCAACAAGTCAAAGAAGGATTATATGGTGATGAAGAAACTATTCCCGTGCAGCTGTGCTGTACAGAATGAGGGCTTAGGTTGTTTCTCTCCTGAGAATGTTGAATATATCAAGAGCAACTCTGCTAGTCAGATATTGTCATTTGATTCAGACATAACAGGTGTAGAGAACTCACAACAGATCACACAGTTATTTGGATTTGATTACTGTAATGTTCCCAGGAAGTATCTATCTGAGGGCATTAAAGATTGGGCAGACCTTGCTAGAGTGCATGGTCTAAAAGCAATTGAAGATTACTTAATAGAAAAAGAATTATTATGACAATTGGTGAACTAATTGAAATCTTAGAGCAACATCCAAATAAGGATGCTCAAGTAGTTATCAGATTTAATGAAAAAAATCCTGACGATGAGGATTCTGACATCACATCAACATACATTGAAGTGTGGGATGCGGATAACTTTTATCCTGATTTCGTAGAGATTTTTACAACACCGTTAATGTAAACAATTAAACAATCAAAATTATGGGAAGATATTATTCAGGTGACATCGAAGGAAAATTCTGGTTCGGTGTACAAAGCTCACTAGTAGCAAGTGAAAGATTTGGATGCGTTGAAAGTGATCCAGGTTATGTAGATTATTATGTAGAAGAGGATCGATTACCTAAAATCAACGAGGAACTAAAGAACATTGAAGACAAGATGGGAGACCAATTTGGTAAGTATCAAGAGTTCTTTGGTAGAGTAAATGGTTACAATGATCAAATGATGATTGATGCAGGACTAGATATTAAGTTTCTAGAGGACTATGCAGATTATGGATTTGGTGTAAAATTAAGAGATTGTATCATCGAGCAAGGTTATTGCTCATTCACAGCAGAATTATGATAGTTATGAACAAGAAAGAAGATTTAGAAAAACACTGGAACCGCAAAGCACAACAGGTGCTAGAAGGTAGAACAATTGCAAAGGTATTCTACATGAATGAAGCAGAAGCTGATGAATGGGGATGGTACAAGAGACCAATCATTATGGTCTTAGATGATGATACACAACTTATTGTATCAGCAGATGATGAAGGTAATGATGGTGGATCAATATTTTATGCAAACAAAGAAGAGCTCGATGGAGTTCTACCAACACTATAATGGATCCAGAATTAAGAGCAGCAATTTTAGAGGAACTTGTGTATCAGATACAACAAGAGACTGAGTGGTTATCAACCACAGAAGGAGATGAGATTGAATGCATAGGCATTGAGAACTTAGAAGGTATTATTAAAAACGTTTTTGGAATTACATTAAACATATCACAATCATGAAAAGACCAGAATATAACACAACAAGAGAAGGATTAATCCGTGCTGATATTCCAGCACAAACACGTACTTACAAGCCTGTATCTCACGAGCAGATGATGGATGTCACACTAGAGGGTATACTTAAATCAGGATTCAAATTGGATCAAGAGATGTATCTATCATCTAATGACCACCAGATCGCAACAGGTAGATATACTATCAGCAACGTAGCAGATAGTGAGATGCAGTTACAGATTGGTTGGCAGAACAGCTACAACAAGCAAGTTAGTTTGAAGTTTGCTATTGGTGTACATATTATGATTTGCTCTAATGGTTGCGTGTCAGGTGACATGGGTACATTCAAACGTAAGCACACAGGTGATGTGCAAGAGTATACACCACAATCTATCATGGAGTATATCAAGACAGCAGGTGATAGCTTCCGCCAGATTCAATCTGAACGTGAGGCTATGAAGAATATCGAGCTATCTAAGAGACAGAAAGGTGAATTGATCGGACGTATGATTGTAGAAGAAGGATTTATCAGCTCTAGTGAGTTGAATATCATTCGTAAGGAAATACAAAAGCCTACGCACGATTACAATGCACAAGACTCTCTATGGGAATTGTATCAGTATACAACATTTGCAATGAAAGAAACACATCCAGCTAATTGGATGACTGATCACATATCAGCACACTCTTTCTTTGTAGGTGTGAATGGTGAGATTGTAACAAACTCAGGAATATCTGTTCCAGATGATTTGTTCTTTCAACAAGACTTTAGCTCACAGTTACGTCACAACGGTGATCAAATGACAGCACATTCGAATCTCACAGGAATTAGAACGTTTAACAATTACGATTTAGTATTATGATTTGGGAAAAGTTTGCAGATTTCTTTCACGAGAGTTGGCATGAGAAAATGAGACCTTTCATTGAAAGTGAAGAGTGTGACAAGATATATGCATTCTTAAAGTCAGAGAGTAAGAGGGGCAAGCGTATTGCTCCTCTCTCTCACAATGTCTTTAGATGCTTCAAAGAAACACCACTCAATGAAGTCAAGGTGATCATTGTAGGAATGTGTCCTTATCACACATTTACGTATGAGGGAACTCCTGTAGCTGATGGACTTGTAATGGGTTGTTCTGTAACTAATAAGTTACAACCATCACTAGAGCAGTTCTATGGAGGTATAGAGAAAGAGTTGTACAATGGACTATGTATAGCTTGTGAGAAACCAGCAGACGTAAGTTATCTGGCTCACCAAGGTGTATTGATGTTCAATGCAGCTCTCACTACAGAGATGAACAAAGCAGGCTCTCATTTAGAACTATGGGAACCATTTGTGAAATATCTGTTTGAAGAAGTGTTTGCTTATTCAGGCATCCCTTTGATATTCTTAGGTAAAGAAGCTTACAAGACACGTAAGTATCTAACAGGATTTGATTGGTCTTTCCCAGTCAGCCATCCAGCATCAGCTTCCTATAAGAATACAGAATGGGATACAGAAGGAGTGTTCACACAGGTTAATACAATTATCAAACAAAACAATGGATTTGAGATCAATTGGTTAAACAAGACAGAGATATGAACGTAACAGTAAATATTCTAGAATTAGCTAGTGAACTAGCCCATGCTGATTTAGAATTGCACATGAAGTTTGGTGCAATTTATAAAGATGATGGATCAGTAATGACTTACACAGAAGAGGCACAAGATGAGTTCAATGAATTGTATGACAAATACTATTCAATTATCGAATCATGCCGAATAGACAACTAATATTATGACACATTTTTTGCACAAGAATACAGCTCTAAGACAAGAGTGTATTGAATCTATCGAAGATTCATTAAAGACAATGGAAAACCAGCAGTGCTGCTTAATTGATCCAGCACTTGATCCTAAAGAAGATGATATCTATTGGGATTTACCCTTAGTAGTACACTTTGGTAGGTATGAATATGGTGTAGAGTATGCTCTTACTAATGTTAGATTAGAGAATGGAGGATTATGGTTTAATGGTCACACCCCTACTACAGGTGATGAGTACAGTTTTGCTCCAAGTGAGTTAGATATGTGGGCATTAACTCAAGTAGCAGATACGTTAATAGAACTTAAAAACAAGTAACATGGAAGAGTTTGATTTTTATTTAGAACAGAAAGCAGCTGTTTGGTTTAGAACATGCTTCACCATCAAGGCTGAGAATGAAGAAGAAGCAAGAGAGAAAGCTAAGAAGTTTGTATTACGTGGAGATCACACAAACTATTCTTGGGATCAGGGAGATATTATAGAGCTATTGCCTGTACATCAGAACTGTGACCAACCAACAGAAGAGTTGTATGAACAAACCAGTGGAGATATCATCTGGCATAATGCACAATTCGATCAATAGTTGTATATTTACAACATGGCAACACGCATACAAAAGAAAATACCCGTAAAGAGGTCTAGAGTAGCAAAGACTCGTAACAGTGGAACAATGAGTGAATCAGCCTTCTGGTCATTTATCAGAAGTGCTCTTCGTCAGAAGTCTAGATGGTGGAAACCAATAGCTGAATGCAAAGCTAGAGCAAAACGTCCGTACAAAGGACCTTTGAAGAGGCAGAAGTTTGAATATCAATGTAATCAATGTAAGGAATGGTATCCTGAGAAGAAGATTAACGTTGACCATATCAATCCAGCAGGAAGCTTGAACAATGGATCAGATCTAGCAGGTTTTATTGAGAGATTGTTTTGTGAAATAGACAACTTACAGGTGTTATGTGAACCTTGTCATGACAAAAAGACTAAAGCAGAAAAAGATGGCGGAAAAGCAAGTAGAAGTTAGTATTGAAAGAAAGCCTTCGATTGTGGAGGTTTGGTACGAAGGTGCTGTGACATACGATGGAGAAGAATATAAGTTCTGGCTTATTGATCCACAGACACCAGATCCAGCAGGAAACGTGTATGAGATTGAGGTGAGATGGTTCTTCAAGAGAGTTCCTATGGAGATTAGAAGAATGAGTGATCAGATTGCTCAGCAGTATTTAGACATGCGTAGTGAATCAAAAGCAAAAAACAATGATTAAAGGAGAAGTTAAAACAGAAGCACAGTATAGAGCTATCGTAATGGATAGCTCTTCTAGTCTAAAGGAGTTTTCCCTAGACAGAAAGAAGTATTACCGAAAGTATATACTAGGTGAGAAGATTGAAGATTCGGAAAATCAGGCAGCATTGATGGGAAGATTGGTAGAAACTCTACTTATGGAACCATATTTGTTTGATGATAAATTCTTCATGTCAGTATGCCAAGGAGCACCAACAGGATTGATGTTAGATTTTGTTGAAGCTTTGTACAAGCACACTAAAGAAGCAACAGATGAATTTGGTGAGGTGAGTAGAAGCTTTGAGGAGATATCCAGAGATGCTTATACAGACTCAGGATTCAAGATTAAATATGAGGCTGTGATGACTAAGTTTATGGGATCAGAAGCTGAAGTGTTCTATCAAGAGATTCGTGAGGTGAGAGCAAAAGGATTGAGTGTTGTTACAACTAAAGATGTTACACACGCTGAGCGTATTGTAGAAGAACTGAGAAGCAATCCTGCAACTGCACACATTGTTAATCTAACTAACAGTTCTCGTTACCAAGTGTTCAATCAGTTCCAGATTGAGGGCTATGATGTATTAGGACACCAGTTCAAGAGTATGATGGATAAGATCATTGTAGATCATGAACGAAAGATTATTACAATTTATGACTTAAAATGTACTTGGAATGTTGAAAATTTCTATGAAGAGTATTATCTTAAGAGAAGAAGTTATATTCAAGCATTATTATACTATGCAGCTATCTACAAGAACACAGATGTTCTAGGATTTGATGCAGCTGATTACCACGTAGAGCCACCTAAGTTTATTGTATGTGACTCTACCAACTATTACAATCCTTTGATTTATACATTGGATTGGGAAGACTTAAAAGATGCACGTGATGGTTTTACACACAAGGGTAGACAGTATCCAGGTGTAGATCAAATCATTGAAGATCTTAAGTGGGCAATCAATAATAATGTATGGAATATATCCCGTACAAATTCTATTAACAACGCAGTAGTATCCATTAAAACATGTAAAGTATGAGTGTAAAACGGACAATCACTAGTATATTCATGGTTCCTACACTCAAAATCAATAGGGAGAAACTTATTGAGAATGGATATATCAATGGTTATGTGTCTGATTCAAGGAGAGATGTGCAGCATAGAGGTGCTGTATATCTTCTCTTTAAACCAGAAAACCTAGATAAGTTTCGAGAGTTTCTTGATGGGGAGTATGAGAGAACCACCTATGTACTTGATGATTATGATTATGAGGATGGATATGTCGTAGTGGTATATCAACTTAATCCTATGTGGAAAGAAGATTTCATGTTAGTTAGAGAGGGACTGTATTCTAGAACCTCTGAAGAATTCCAGAAAGATTTTCCTAAGGTGATTAAGATTACAAAGAACGGACTACACAGAGACGAGATAAGTCTCCAGTATAGGATATTCAAGAAAACAGATGATCTCAAGCAGTATTGGGAAGACAGACTAGATATTGTCTTTACAGATGATATGGAAGTCTGGGATGGGTTTGATTTTAGAAGAGAAACATTAAATTTAGACACCGTTAAACAAGAACAATTAATATGAATGCATTAGAAACATTACAGGATAATCCTGACGCAGCAGAAATCATCCAACAGTACTATCTTGATCTGATGATAAACTCATTAGATGATAGCACTCTACCAGATGACTTCAAAGATTTCATGAGACAACAAGGAGTAGATAACAAGAAGGTAGCTGAAATGATTGAAGCTAGTCCTCGCAATCTATTTGATGTGTTAGATGAGAATGGTTTTGTTATTAGCATGAATTGGGATATGGCTTTCAATAAGTATACATATCACATTAATGATGATCAGTACAAACTATTATATGATAGTCGTAGAGAAGCAGAGATGGCAGCAGTGAATGTTGCTATTCACAGATTACAAAGTAAACTTAATCCACAACCAAGTGCAGAGCTATATGAAGACTGATAAGACAGTATTAGATGTAATTTATAAGTATACTCAGCGTAGTGAGGTAGGTATTCGTAAATATGGCACTACATTAGAAGAGAACAATCATGATGATTTCTTTAAACATCTACAGGAAGAACTGATGGATGCCACTCTGTATTTGCAGAAATTAATGAGTCTAAATATAGAAATAACTAAGTTGGTTAATGAGACTCCTAACAATGCAGAACTTGGTGAAAAAATAAGAAGATTAGTTAGATAGAATTTTCTAAATCATTTGGTTATGAGGGTTTGCGTTGGTAATTTGCAAACCCTTTCTTTTAAAATTTAAACAACAAAAACATATGGATTTAGGCTTAGAAGCTCTATCAAAAATTACTACTTTTAGTAAGTATGCCAAGTATATTCCTAGCAAACAGCGTAGGGAAACTTGGGATGAAATTGTTAATCGTTATGAGGACATGATGATTGCAAAATACCCACTGTTATCACAAGCAATTGTAGAAACAGCTAAGATGATTAGAGAGAAAAAGATCTTACCATCTATGCGTGCTTTACAGTTTGCTGGTCCAGCAGCTGAGGTAAATAATGCCAGAATCTATAACTGTTGTTATCTTCCTATTGACAGCTTACATAGTTTCTCTGAGTCTATGTTCTTGTTATTAGGTGGTACAGGTGTAGGTTATTCTGTACAAACACATCACGTTAGTGAATTACCAAACATCACCAAACCAGGCAAAACTCGTACCTATCTTATTGAAGATTCAATCATGGGTTGGGCTGATGCAGTGAAGGTGTTAATGAAAGCTTACTTAGAGGGTGGATTCATGCCTAAGTTTGACTTCCGTGCTATTCGTGAGAAAGGTGCTACGTTAGTAACAGCAGGTGGTAAAGCACCAGGTCCTGAGCCATTGAAGATATGCCTGACACACGTTCAAGCTATCCTTGATAGAAAGACTCCAGGAGAGACATTAACAAGCTTAGAGTGCCATGATATCATGTGTCACATTGCTAACTCTGTATTAGCTGGTGGTATCCGTAGAAGTGCTATGATTTGTTTGTTTGATCATGACGATGAGTCTATGATTACATCTAAGTATGGTAACTGGTGGGAAACTAATGAACAACGTGGACGTGCTAATAACTCAGCTGTTTTACCTCGTGGAGAAATTAGTAAAGACCAATTCATGGCTCTATGGAAACGTGTAGAAGCATCAGGATCAGGAGAACCAGGATTGTATTGGAGCAACAACCAAGATTGGGGAACTAACCCATGTTGTGAGATTGCTCTACGTCCTTATCAGTTCTGTAACTTGTGTGAGGTGAATGTATCTGATGTAGAAGATCAAGAAGATCTGAATGCTCGTGTAGCAGCAGCTGCTTTCTTTGGTACTCTACAAGCAGGATTCTTTAACTTTCATTACTTACGTCCTATCTGGGCTAAGACTACACAGAAAGATGCTCTATTGGGTATTGGTATGACTGGTATTGGTTCAGGAGAAATCTTAAAGTATGACTTAAAGGTTGCTGCTGAAGTAGGAAAAGCTGTAAACAGAATGGTTTCCTCAAAGATTGGTACAAACGAGGCAGCTCGTGTAACTTGTATCAAACCTTCAGGTACTACATCTTTAGTGTTAGGAACAGCATCAGGCATCCATGCTTGGCATAATGACTATTACTTACGTACAATGCGTTTCAACAAGAATGAAGACATTGCTGTGTATTTAATGGAGAATCATCCTGAGCTATGTGAAGATGATGTGTTACGTCCTAACGATACAGTTTGTGTACGTATTCCAGTGAAAGCACCAGAAGGATCTATCTTACGCACAGAAACACCTATAGATACATTAGAACGTGTTAAGCGTTTCTCTACAGATTGGATCAAGACAGGACACGTTAACGGTGATAACACTCACAACGTATCAGCTACTATTTCTATCAGAGATGATGAATGGGAATCTGTAGGAGAATGGATGTGGGACAATCGTGAAACTTATAATGGTCTATCTGTATTGAACTACTGGGGTGGTTCATATCAACAAGCACCGTTTGAAGATATTACAGAAGAAGAATATAATAAACGAATTGTTACACTTAAAGAACTAGATTTAACCAATGTCAAAGAAGCAAACGACAATGTTGAATTCGGACAAGTTGCAGCCTGTGCAGGCGGAGCATGTGCCACTGAATAAAGTAGTGATGTCACGCGAGTATCTCTCTAGTAGAGGTACTTGTTGTGGCAACATGTGTAGAGAATGTCCTTATTACCCTCGTCACACAGCAGGGACAACTCAAAAGTATTTTTTTACTAGTGTTTAAATATTTTGATTGTGTGTACAAATAGCCTAGGTGTTTTACGTCTAGGCTATTTCTTTTTTCACCCAAATTTCGTAACTTAGTGTAAACAAAAAACATAAAAGATAATGGCTAAAAAGCAAGTAGAAACAGACGGAAAGTCTAAGTTTGAAGCAGCGTTAGATGCTCTAAACAAGAAGTATGGTGCAGGTACTGTCTTAACATTAGGCAGTAAAACTGATGGAGATTATGATGTTATCTCTACAGGATCAATTGGATTCGATCACATCACGTTAGGTACAGGAGGTTTTGTAAAAGGTAAACTTTATGAGCTAATGGGCTGGGAAGGCTCAGGTAAATCAACAGTGTGTGGTCATGCTGTAGCTAACTGTCAGAAGACTGGTGGTACAGTGTTGTATATCGATGGCGAGCATGCTGTAGATAAGAAGTATTTCGAAGCATTAGGTGTAGATACATCTAAGATGTTAATTGCTCAGCCTACATGTGGCGAGGAGGGTTTCCAGATTGCTATGGACATGATTGAGACAGGAGATATTGATCTTGTTATCATTGACTCAGACTCATCATTGATCCCTAAGAAGATGTTAGATGGTGATGTAGGTGATAGCACTATCGGTAGAAAAGCTCTATTGAATAGTAATGCATATCCTAAACTGAAAGGTGCACTATCAGAACACAACGTATGTGTGATTGTTGTATCTCAGTATCGCGAGAAGATTGGTATGATGTTTGGTAATCCTACTACAACTCAGGGTGGTCATGCATTGAAGTTCTATTCAGATGTTCGTGTAGAGGTAAGCAAGTCAGCAGCTAAGGATGGTGATGTTCAGTACGGTAATGTTACTAAGGTGAAAGCTATCAAGAACAAGATGTCTCCTCCTTACAGACTACATGCATTCGAGATTGTGTATGGTGTAGGTATTGATAAGATGCTAGAGATTATGGAAATGGCTAGTGAGTTTGAGATCCTACGTAAGTATGGTAAGACTATTACATACAAGGAGACTAAGTATCCAGTAGATGAGTTTAGAACTTTACTAGAAGACAATGAAGAGTTCTTTGATCAATTACGTCAAGATATCATGGACAAGATTAATCAAACAGAATTACCTGTAGAGGAAGAAGTTGAAGAAGCAGTAGTAGAAACTGCAGAAGCAAAGTTAAATTTAAACTTATTTGAAGATGAAAGTATTGTTTAAGAAGTTAGTACCTGAGGCTGTAAAGCCTAAGTTTGGTAAGCCAGGAGATGCAGGTGCAGATCTTGTAGCTACATCAAAAGACTGGAGAGGTGAAAAGCAAGTTGTATATGGTACAGGACTTGCTGTGGAGATACCAGAAGGAATGGTGGGACTTGTGTTCCCACGTTCCTCTGTACGTAATTACGATTTAGCAATGAGTAATTCTGTAGGTGTAATCGATAGTGGTTACAGAGGTGAGATTATGGTTACATTTAACATAAGTAATCCATCAAAGACAGGACAAATCTATCAAATTGGTGATCGTATTGCTCAGCTAGTAATTGTACCTGTGCCACTAATCACTTATGCTGAGACACAGGAGTTATCAGAGACTAACAGAGGAACAGGAGGACATGGTAGCACGGGAGTGTAGCATAGATGGCTGTAAGAACAGAGTTTGGTCTAAGGGGGTGTGTAAGAATCACATCCCCAAAGAATCTATACGTATAAATAAGATCAAAACTACACGTGTAGAACCAAACCCCATGCATGTTTTCTTTAAAGAGATATGGAAAGAACGTAAACACTATTCTGAACTTAGTGGAATTTATCTAGGATCAGAAGCAATGTCAACATTCTTTCATCACATACTCCCTAAAGAGAAATATCCAGAGTTGGGATATGATAAATCTAATATTATTTTATTAACTTTGGATGAACATACTAATGTGGAGAATGATATCTACAAGTATGAGAAGATCAATCAATTACGAATGCAATTACTAAACAAAATAAACCAATGACAAACCAATTCTTTTACACTCGTAAAGAGGGAGACAAGGAGTACACAGACTCTTTTAATGTAAGCAAGGTGATTCG